GAGAAGTACACCTTCCCGCCCTTCGCCTTCATGTAGGCGATAGAGTCGGCGTGCGCATGCTCCCACTCGCGGGTCAAGACGAAGACATCCGCGTCGTATTTCTTGAGTAGCGGCAGCGGCGACGCGCAGTGCGCAGGCACCACCATATCCACGTACTTGATCGCGCGCAGTATGGTGGCTTTGTGCTGCCACGGCAGTACCGGCTCGCGGCCTTTGTACTTACGCAGCAGCTTATTGGTGTTGAGCGCGAGGATCAGAACGTCCCCGAGCTGCTTGGCCCGTCGAAACGCCCGAACGTGCCCGTAGTTGAGAATCTCCCAGGCACCCTGGAAGAGGACGACTCTCTTTTTCTTCATAGGGCTCCGTGGGGTAATTTTTAATCGACCTTTGTGACTAGAGTGAGGCAAATTAAAATCGCAATGAAAACAAGAAAAGTGTTTTTGTTTCATATTTTCTTACAAGAATTATAGCAGGAAGACGGCGCCGGGCAGACATGCTGGCCTAAAAATTTATTCTGGATGGTGGCAATTTCCGCGCAGGCTTCATCGTATCTTTTCTTCAATAAAAAATCTTTGCGCTTAGGAACACCCAAAAAGGTGCAGTTATCCCCTGAATCATAGGTTATACCACACGTTATGCACTTGACCGGCAGCTTAAAGTGCCAACTAGGGAATTGAGGTTCGGTCATATTAATTTGATGTGCCTTTTTTAATTTCATATTCTGCTTTTTGATAGTGATACTCCCACGTCCCGCACGCACATTTCCATGGTAAAAAATCACTACCATTTCCTTGAAGCATTTGATCGCAGATAGGACAATGCTCCTTCATTATTGGAACTCGCTTATATTCAATTTTCATCGAACTCTTGTATTAGCTAGCTCGAATAATTTGTTCGCGTTTTTTCTCTGCCAAAATGTACCAATAACCTCTACTTTACTTGCTTCAAATCCTTGTATTCTCTCCATATCGAAACCGTAAACTGCCTCGCTGTCAGTCATTCCCATCGAGTCAAGATACCGTTCGAACTCCTCTCTTGTACCTGCTAAAATTATTATTTTTTTCATATTCTTAAAATTAATCGTACATCCTCCTGCGTAAGTCCGAAGTCCTCTAGCCGTCCTTCATCTCCAAGGAGCTTAACCGATACCTTATTCTTTTTATGGAGGACTTTAGCTACATACTCATCAATAGTATTGCGCGCGATCAGATTATAGACCGTTACCGGCTTCTTCTGACCTATCCGATGTGCCCGGTCCTCTCGCTGCATGAGCTTGGCGATCGACCACGGCATATCGTAATGAACGACATAGGAGGCGGCTTGTAGGTTGAGCCCGTAGGCGCCGGCCTCGGTCATAATAATGACCTTGCACTCCGGGTCGTTGGTGAATTGCTGCACCGCCTTCTGACGGTCTTCCGCCGGCACCGAGCCGTCAATAATGCGCGGACCGTAAGCATTTAACTGCGACAAAAGAATGTTCGCCATCTGTGCAAACTGCGTGAAAATGATCGCCTTCTCGCCGCTCTTAATAACCGGCTCCAGCAGTTCTAACAACGCATCCAGCTTGGTTGATTTCTCCGGCTCGCCGGTAATCACGGAGGGGTGTCCGGTCGCCTGCTTAAGTCGCAACATCTTTACCGGAATGATGCCGAGGGTGCGGGCGTCAATATTCTCGGAGAGCTTGAGCTCGGAAACAATTTGATTGCGTATATTGTTATAGAGCTTCTGCTCAGGATCAGAGAGATCAAAAATAATATTCTCAATTGTCTTGGCCGGGAAGTCTGTCAGAACTTCTTCTTTAGTTCGTCGTAGCATAAGACGGGCCACCTTGGTCGCTAGATCGTCAAGGTTCTTGTAGCCTATTATCCGGTGAAACTTCGGTTCCTTGACGCAGTAATTATCTTGAAATTGCCAAAACGTACCAAGGTAGCCCGGCCGGAGCCAATTTACAATCCCATACAGGTCTTCGGGGGTATTAGAGACCGGGGTGCCGGTGAGGGCGATCTTTTTACCAGCAGCTAGCAGCATTAAATATTTGTACGTCTTGGTTTTGGGATTAGATATGCGCGTGGCCTCGTCGCAGACTATCGCGTCCCAATCCTTTGGTATGTTCTCAAAGTCGTGGAGCAGCAGGTCGTAGTTGGCGATGGTGTATTTTCTGCGGATATTCCAGAGCGTTTTACGGTCTTCTTTGTTGCCATCAATGACCGTGGTATTTACCGCGGTTTCAATCGGCGTGCTCCACTTTTTTATTTCTTCCTCCCACGAATACTTGAGAGAGGCCGGGCAAAGGACGAGTATCCGTGAGCAGCTCTCAAGTGCTCCAATAGTTTGAATGGTTTTTCCAAGCCCTGGGACATCTGCCAAGAGAGAGTGCGGCAGGTTCGACATGAAGTCGACGCCTTTCTTTTGGAACTCATAGAGCGGTAATTTACCTGCATATTTTTTAATCGGCAAAGGCGCGGTCGCGACCTCGATCGCCCGCTTTGCATCATTAGTCGCCACGAAACCAAGCGGATCAAGCGCCTCAAGCACTTCTTTGCCGTATTCCACCGGCACCAGCCAACGCTTAGTGCCAGGATGAAAGGTTCGGCCGGGGAGCTTTTTAACCACCTCAACTATTGAGGGGGTGAAGTGGAAGGTCAGAGCTAGAGACTTTCTATCGGCGGTGAGGTTAATGAACATGATCCATCTGGTGTCTTTTAGATTAGTGAGCAGCTTTGTGCGGGTGACGGGGGTGCCCCGGCTCCTCGGAGCACAGATGTTTTCCAGTGCATGCAGCCATCGACTTCGTGCAGCAGCATTTGTCGGGCAACTTGCTTTTGGAAGTCGCAGTCGTAGATTTGGTTGAGGATCTCTTGGTCTTCGGCTTCGGGCAGAAGGCCATATCTCTTAACACTATCTGTAAACGTTCGCTCTTGAAATTGTAGGCAACCATAGCTATATTTTCCGTTGCTATCAATTCTCCGATATAGAGGTCTACACCCGACACACTCAAATTCGGCCGCCAATTTATTGACCCAGGCATCGAGATCGTCAGGCGCCTGCTGGATAGGCTTTTGGATTTCTTGCTTAATTGGTTCGATTTTTTGGACATTTTGGTATTCGATTGTTTGGCTGAAGGTGGCTGCTGTCGTTAGAAGCAGGACCGCGCCAAGAAATTTTATATTCATAGTAGGAGCGATCTCTCGCTCCGGGCGCAATCTTGAAAGGTCGAGTAACAGGATTGCGCCCGGAGGAAGCGAGTCCCCCGGAATCAAGCGGCACTCTTATTATACTACTTTCCAGCTCCCATCGGCAGCTAGCACGAGCTTTGTAGGGGAGTCTACGACTAATTTAAGCGCGATTTCCCTACCTCCATCTGAGATCTCTGCCGTTACAGGGAAATTGTGCTTAATGAGGAATTCGATCAACTTCGGTACGTCGGACTTAAAGTTTTCTTCTTCGGGCATGTTATTTCATTCCGATTACTGCTAATTGGGTCTCCAGCGGATTCGACCTTTGGCGGCGGAAGCTGAAGTATTTGTAATCCATGAATGATCCTACGGTTGGATTACATTGTGCACACGCCGTACATTCATCCGAGGAGTCGATATGCGAGGAGAGCACGCCGGCATCTATCAGGTCCCGGTAGATAACGGACTCAAGGGAGAGCGGCACCGACTCGGATACGAATCGGGTATCGGGGAAGAACTTAGCAAATACATCCCGTTTGACTCGGTAACACTCACTCCGCACATGGGGCCCTATATAGGCCACTAGGTCATGAGGATTGACGTTAAGCTTAGTTTGCATGGCTTTGATAGTTTCGGCCACTATGCCCTTAGCCAGGCCCTTCCAGCCGCAATGAGCGATCGCTACGCTCTCGCTTATCGCATCATATAAATATAATGCTGGGCAATCTGCCATCGTAATGCTCAAATAAACTCCTTTTTCTCCGGTAATGAGCGCGTCGACTCCTTTAATGAAAACTGGATCAATTTCATGGCGGGGGTTACCGACGACTTCTACCTTATTCCCATGCTCAAGGCGAGCTGAAACGACATCGAGCGGCAGGATGTGGTTTTGGTCAAAGAACTTAGTGCGGTTGGCTCGCGGCCCATAATCGAGTGACGGGGCATCGTCGACGAAGTGCATACGCATATTTCCATCCACTAAGGTGGAGTAGGCGCGCACGAGCTTGTCCGCGGGAAATTTTTTAAAGTCTTGGTTGGTCATAATTAGGGTTTATGGAGAAGGTTGATGGCTTGGGTGAGAGCGGCGTTGTAATTTTTAACCTGTTCTATTTCTTTCTCAGAATATCCGCTGAGTCCTTCAATCTTTTTCATCCCCTCCAATTCTTTTACCAATCCCTCGGTGTAGGAGGTGAGGGAGGAGCGGAGGAAGTCAATTTGGTGCTGTAAGACCGTATTATTGTGTTTGACTAGTCCATAGCGTTCATCGCCCTTATCTTCAAACTTTTTCTCAAACTCTTCAATAATGCTGGATATAGGGGGGTGCATAGGGGTTAAATCCTTTTATCGTATCTTATCAGCTTTTGTGAGTTTGTATTTTTTCATATCTTAAGAGTTAATAGGTGATGGTGCAGGGAACGACTTTTGGTTTTTTTCGTGGGTATAAGTAATTAGCGAAAAAATCTGCCTCTGTCTTTTCTTGGTATGCGACAAAATACCCATCCGAACCCATAAACATCCACGCTTTTATCTGCTTCTGCTTCTTTGAGGGGGTCATGATTTTAATAATTCAGGGTTCTCATAGATGTTGCCGAGGACTTCAAAAGACGAAGGCACAGCAGAGAGCCAGACTTCATTCGGTACGCCCTTTACTCTGAAAATTCCTTTCTCAAATACCACCTCATGTATCGGTTTCTCTTTGAGAAGTTCATCTCGTACAATGTCTCCCTCATAAATCTCCTTGCCGTTCTTGTCGAGGAGGCCGGTGAATTGCATTACTACCCAGTTTTTCTGTGATTCCAACCAATTCACATCTTTACGATTTTTAGTGAACCATTCCCAGCTATTCATTCCTGTTCCATCCCACGCTCTGAATTTTATTGGTCGCATATAGGTTTACAATCTTGTTTACAATTTAGAAGGGTTGGTTACAATTCTCGCCGATACTTGATTCCGTTAATGGTTAAGACTAAGGGCCAGGTGCCCAAGGGTGCAATAACCGATTTCCCAGTTTCCGAGGTTTCAAGTGCCTTGTTGCTCACGACGGGGAAGACGTGGCCGACACGCCACCGAAGCGCCGGAAAGTACCAGTCGCCGCCCAGGTACGACTCACTGCCGCTCCAGTAGAGATAGACGCTGCCGCGGGGGATGCCGCCCGCGTCTAATTCCCCTAATCCAATAGCCCAACTTTTTCTGTCCCAATTGTCTTTTGCCCAGGCTAGAAATTCATAAGCATTAACGGGACGGCATCCTTGTTTGGCGGCCTCATTTACGACTTCTTGAGTAGTAACTACGCGGTCGAATGTAAGAACTTTGTAATCAGTCCTTATTTATTTCGGTTTCGGGTAATTCTTCTTGGTGATGTAAGAGGAAATATAGGCTTCTTTCTCTAACTTGAGGTCTTTGATGAGTTGTTTGAGGGTCATACAAATAATTTCTGCACTTTATTTCTGCTTGAATTTTTTTAGTTTGCCGGTGTAGAGCTTAACCATGGCCTCGAAGTCGGTGCGCATATCCAGGAAGAGCTGCTTATAGGCTGGATCGTACTCGGGGTGGCGCTCGATTTCAAGCTTAATAGCCTCGCTAAAGGCGTGGATGGTTAGGTTGAGGGCGAGCTGCGGATTAATCTCATTGAAGCGCACTGTGGCCTGATACTGGCCCGGGTGCGCGTCATCTAGGGTGGGGATCAGCAGCACGAAGGACTTAAGTCCGCGGCTAGTGGCTCGGTTGATGACGGAGGTTAGCGCCTGGTCGAGGTCAGCTTGGTTCATAGGGGGATTGATTATGCTGTTTTCTTAATGGTTTCATTTTCGATCCGTACCTGCTCGTTAAGCATGGCTAGGACAATCTTAGTGCGGTTGGTTTTGTGGTAGGCGGCCAGCTTAGTGATCTGGTCGTGGAGCTCAACCGGCATGCGGAAGCCGAAGATTATTTTTTTGTCGAGGTTAAGATTCATTTTTTTGTGCTTCGATATTAATTTTTAATTGTTTATCCTGCTCTGCGATCCAATTATTGACTAATCGTATAACGAACTCACCCATGGAGATATTTTGACCAATCGCGTTGACTTTAATTCTCCGGTGGATATTCTCTGGGATTCTTAATGTTTTGAATTTATTATCCATATACTTATATACTATTGCACAATAATATTAGTGTAAAGTGGATAACTTAGTGCTTAGGACTTAAGGACTTAAGTTCTACGTCAAATCAGGGATGGATGTCAAATTTATCTATTTACATTATTAATTAATTATTGTAAAGTAGTATGTTGATATACAGATTAAAGAACATATCGTATGTAAATATCAGGGGTAGCAGCCTTTCCTTCCCTACTATTGCGCTAAGAGAAAAGAAGAATAAAGTAGTTGTACGAAAGACTGCTACCCCTGATATTGATGTATAGAATGTAAAACATCCTTTTTTTGAATAGAATTATGGTTTCGTCAGGGGTTCTGTTTGATCGAGGTTTAGGAATTCTAGTTAAAAAACAAAAAACCACGTAATGCAAGGGTGTGATTACGTGGCTTAGGGTGTGCCCGCTCTTAAGAGCGAGGAAACGGAAAGCGAGGTTTAGCGGCGGTTAGCGGCGGTTAACGGCTTCCATACTGCATTTTTCTGAGCAGTATTTGGCATAGGGTTTACTCTTAGGGATATCTTGGCCGCACCATATACAGGCGAGATAGTGCGGCTTAACCGTAGGCTTGATATCCAGCGCGGCGTCCTGTTGCGCGTAGGCGGCGCTTTGGCGCTTGAGAAGGGCCGCGAGTATGCCGCGCGCGTGGCGCGTGATCGTAGGGTCATTAGAGGTCAAGAGCTCCCCTAGAGTGATTTGGTGGAGGGTGGGCATATTATTATTTCTGAGTGATTATTTTTTCCCACGACTTACGCATTACGTGGCGTGCCCAGATAGAGTGCGTTAGGATAACATCTTCTTCTGGTACGTGGTGGTATCGGTATAATCCCACATTATAATTAATAAAGAGTATTCCCCATTCAGGGAAAAACTTAGACGATTGTTTACGCGTAGCGTGCACATATAGTCCGCGGTTTTTACCTGCTTTGACTTCCCATTTTTTAACGGCGTAGAGTTTTTTCATACTAGCTATTATTGCGCTCATTCATTGATATGAGCGACTCGACTATCGCAGCTTCTTGGTGGTAGTTTGCGTCCTCAAGTCCTACTGCCGCGGCTTTGAGAATAGCCATGCCGTCCCACTTAAAGTAAGTAGAGAGTAGTATGCCCGCGCAGTCCGCTTCAGTTTTATTGTTCTGAAAAACTGGTAACCAATGGGAAAGTTGTGCCTTAAGAGCTTCTTTGGTTTTTGATTCTATTTCTGGTGTCATATGTCAATGAGCAGTCCCTTGCTACTGCGGTTATGCCGCTTACTAGGCGGCGCGGGTAATATCCCGCATAGCTAGGGCGATCATTTTTGTGATACACCCTAGCGAGCGAAGCGTTACACGTTACCTCATTCCTAGCTCGGCCCTTTCTACTTGCACTAACTCGCACCAATCCGCTAAGTCTACTAACGGGATATGTTTAAGCCTTGCATTGCAATAGTAGCCCTGCGCTTCGTAACGCTTGCGCCATTCTTTGAACGCGGCAAGCGCCTTTTTTTTACTTTGGTATGCTTCGTATCCGATTGAAAACCCATCGGGGCTTAAGATTTGATATAACATATTATTTACGGGTTAAACGGGTCATCGGTGCCGGTTGCGTCAAAGGCGTTGCTTACACCCGTTTCCGTATCTCCATTTTGATAGTAATGAGCGATGCCACTCGTAACAATGCCTGCGAACTTTTTTAAAGCTTCACGCTCTGCGCTTACTTGGTCAACTGCTAGCACGTCAACGATATATTTATCCGATTGAGTGATTTCGATTTTATATTTTTTCATAGTTTTTTATTGCAGACTTGGCAACGAGTTTCGCTTAGATCGTGATCAGTAGAGCAGTGGACGCGCATTACTTCAGCGTTGATATCATCATAATTAATATCAGTGGTGTATTCCGCGTCTATAACTAGGCGCTCTGCCTCTTTAGGATTTATCGCGTAGATATTTTCGTAATCCTTACGCGTGGTAACGTGTACACAGAATTCTTTTTTTGTTTTCATAACTTTATTATTCATATTGCTCAAGCCAGAATGGGCCATGGAACGCTTCACGTTGTCCGCAATTGTTGCAGATATAGAACGGGCTGAATCTGCTAAGTGCGTTGCGCGTGATAGGGAATTCTAGTTTATTAATCTTGCAAGCTGGACACATACCAGATTGCACCAGCTTCTCAAAGTCTTTTTTGTTTTTCATTTTGAGTGTTGAGCTTATCTTTTCGTTTGCAATCGGGACAATATGCGCCGAGGTTATCATGCGGGCAACTCCCACATTTTCCTTCCCAGCCACACCACGTGCAACGAAGATGCAACGAGGGGTGAAGACATTTCGAATTTTTCATTTTAATGATTAAGATATATATAATGCACCGCGATTACTAAGACTGTAAACGTATACATTGCCGCGAATACTAAGAACATACGCAAGAGCCATGCACCGATTCTATTGATTGTCTGCATAGGTGTTTTATATGGTGTTAATTATTCGGCCTTTGATAGCTCATTAAAGACTGAATAGGAATATGGCTTAATTTTTATGTATACAATCTGCATAACTTCTGCATTGCGCCATTCTACCTGATAACGGGCACTTCATTTTTTCTACATAGCTTTCTATTTTCTTTGCTTGTTTTATAGTAAATGGTTTTTTTTGGAAAATCATTTTACTAAAACATTCTATTTTTCTAGTATCAAAGTTTTCTGTCGCAATTCTTAACCCATAGTTTATTAACGCTAGTTTTAAGTTCATATATTTTTTTCCTATTCAGTTTTTAATGAGCTACCGACTTATTCAGTATACACTATATACAACGTAATGCAATACATAATGTTACACAATGTTTGCATAACTATATACATAACAATATAATACATACATTGTCAAGCCCGCACAACGAATCCACACCCCTGCCTTAAAAGTTTTATGCTCTGTTTTTATTTCTTTGCCCTCAAAACCCGCGTAAATTGCATCATGTACTCATGATGCACACCTTTTGGTCTTCGGTTTTCGTATTTAGGTCTACGGGTAGCACTACCATACTTTATATTTCAGTTGATTCATTAGGAGTTAGCTCCCACATAAAAAAAATTTTCTGGCAAGGCCCTTGCGAAAAAATGAAATTTTAACAAAGCAGTTGCGGAATGTGTTATTATTAAGCAATGGCTCGCAAATGGAATCTCCAAGAGCACCCAAGTTACGCAAAGATAATGGGACTCTACAACGACGAGTTGCGGAAGGCTGGCCGCGTGAGCGCACTTAAGTTTTTTCGTGACATTGTTCGACCTGAGATCCCAGATTTACCCGAAAGGACGTGGAGTTACTTTGTACAAAAGCATATTACGGACGTAGGACTGCCGATTGCGCCAGTTCCTATCGCCGCTACACCTGAAATGCAAGCAATTCAGGTCACACTTGTCGACAACGAAACCGCTACGCGCCAAGGTCTTCAAGCCGCACTGAACATCGGCATGAGCGCGCTCGGACAACTGCTCAACGACCCTGTCGCACTCGCTAAATTATCTCCGGAAAAACGCGCAGACCTAATGTTTAAGGCCATGAAAGCCCAAGACAGTCGGGTCCATGCGATCGGTCGCATGAAAGACGACAAGCGTGCTGAAGAAAAATTTAATCGTACCTTCTCCGGTGCTGCTTATGGGAAGAAAACCTAAACTGACTCGCGGCAAATTCGATACCGAACCCGAAAAAGATTTAACAACCGAACAGCTCGACCTTCTTGAGCTCGTTCGCCAGGGTCGCGAGGATCCGGTCTTCTTCGCCGAGAAACTTTTAGACATTCGTCTGCACGATTGCCAAAAGTTATGGTTGTGGATGACAACCAAAACTCAAACCAATAAGGCTTACGAGATCGGCCTCACCCTCCACGACGAAAACAGGAAGCTCTGGTCTACGCGCGCAGAGTTCGATGCACTCGTAGCGCGAAACCCTGACTTTTTAAAGAACATTCTGGTGCCCAGTAATCGTTGGGGCAAAACTTGCTGCACGAGCGTTAAGCACATCTGGTACAACTTTTACAAGATTGGAGTCCGCGGTGAGCCGGAACAAATTGCGGAGGTGCGCTGCGGTACCTTAAACCTCTCGCCGCACTCCAACCAGTGCCAAGCGGGATACGAGTACATCATGGATATTTTGTTTTCAAAGTTCGTGTACACGTATGAGGGCAAGAGTTACCGGAATAATTGTAAGGTGGATTTTTTCTATCTCTCCGACAACTCTCAAAAGCGCACGATCAGTTTTAACAACGGCACGTTTTACAAAGCGATCCCTACCGGCGAAGACCAGGCGTCCTCACTGGCCGGAAATCCGTACTTGTATATTTCCTACGACGAGTGCGCCCAGTCACTTCACTTAAAGGCGGAGCTGCCGGCCAAGATCATGTCGCGACTCATCGACTTCGGCGGGCCTTTGGACTTAGTGTCTACTCCGGAGGTAGACAAACCTTCTCACCAATATTTTTTTCACATCTCAAAACTCGGTCTTAAGGGTGAGGAGGGCTGGTGGACGCTTATCGGAAAGATTACGGACAATGTTTTTTTGGGGAAGAAGGAGGTTGAGCAAATTACTTCGGCGATTAAAAGTACGGACCCGACCAAATATCGGCAGGTGGCTTTCGGAGAATTCGTCACTACTGGCAAGAAGATGTTTGACACGTTATTAATCGAACGCTTATGGGACGGATTCACCCCAGAGTACCCGAAATTGGATCATAAATATTTATTGATCGCGGATTGGGGATTTTCCGATACTGGCGACCCGACGGTATTTTACGTGCTCGACTATACCGACTGCTTAGAC